CTTTTTCATAATTAAATTTATCTATAAACTCTTGTGAAAAATCCCCTTGTTTTACTGCTTTTTCAAAACATTGTTTTGTAATATTCATTTCAAAGATTAAATCTTTTTCAGAAGAATTAAGTAATGTTTTAAAATGAACTTGCAAAAATGCTATCTCATAGCCTTTCTGATATTGAATTTCGTGATCTTCCATAATTAAAAAGGTAAATCGTTTGTATTCATTTCATCAATTTCAAAGTTAACTAACTTTTTTACTCCAGTACTTACCTGATCTTGTCGTACCGGTAATGATTTGCCAATTTTAAAGTTGCCCAATATTGGCGCATTCTTTTCGGGAGTTTTAACACCATCTTGTGTGATGAAACCAAAGTTTCCGTAATTATCAGGATCATCTTTTAAGAATCCACTAATGTTAAGGTAAGTACCTTTCTTACCTTTGTACAATTTAGACTTGTCTAACAAATCTACATTAATTGAAATGCTTACTAACTTGCTCATTTGGTTGGTTGGTTAATTGTAAAACTTAATTTTTTAGTACTTAACAATGGTAATATATTTGGATTTGATTGAATGTCAGCTAAATAATCATTGTAGAATGATACACATCCATCAAGTGAATCAAGACTATCAATTATAGTCTTATAATATTGTAATGGCTTTGCTTCCGTTTTTAATACTTTAGCTTCAATTTGTGTTCCAGCTGCATCTAAATCCTTGTCGGTCACCAAAGCAAGCATGCTCGAAAGACAATATCTCCGAAAATAAGTCACACCCGATCCGTAAGCCTGATAATCGTTCATATTACCAAGTTTTACCTTTGGAATTAATGTAAACGATTCTAAAGATTCACCTGATTCAACATGAAAAAGAATAGTTCTGATACCTTCGTTTTCAAGTAATTGGCTAAAGCATAACCCATTCTTTTTAAGTAATGGATTAATAACGGAAAAGATTTGTGGTAGGTCAGCATAAGTGTAATTATGGCCTTTGGTATCTTTATGAATTACTGGGCATTCATTCTGAAAATTGGATAATGATTTAATTAGGTTTTTCATTTTAGTCTTGATTTAACTCTATAAATTTTGATTTGTAAACTCTTTCTTCTCGATATACTTTAGACCAAAAGTCTTCAAACCCCTCGCAATACCAAGTACAATAATAATACCCAGCTTCGTCTTGAAATTTTGCTTTATACTTATGCATGGCCTGTGATGATTGGGATGATGTGACAATAAAGAATGTAAATTAAAATGGTGATGGCAATCATCCCATACAATCCTTCTGGATCTTGTTGATGAAATTCTTTAAAAAATTTAATGATTTTTTTCATTTAATTTAAGTTTTTAAAATAGCTTCGTTGCTATCTTGAAACAAATATATACATAATATATTAAATAAAAAAACTTTATATAAATTTATTTTAATTATTTATTAGGCATAAAAAAATCCTCACTGGTAAGACCAATGAGGAATTTAGACCAAACTTAAACCCTTTAACCTATTATGAAAATCAAATATACTACTAATTTACAATTTTACCATCCCTAATCTGAATATTATTTACTTTACTTTTTCCGTTTTCAATTCCAACAATTGCAAAACCATGATTGTGCATAGAAAAAGGCATATATTTTGGACTTAATAAAGTTAAGCATCCAGTACTATATGTATTTATAAACTCTTTAAATCCAGTCTTCTTCTGTGTATTACTGGTCCTATGAACGTGACCCATTAATGTATTGCAAATTGTCTTATTAAATAGATTTTGACTTGGATTTACTCCACCACTACCATATAACTCATGGCCGTGTAATACTAACAAGTCACCCATCTCCATTCCTTGCCAATCCTCAATCATTGTAATACCTAATTTATCTAACCTAAAAAATACATCGAATTGAAGATCATGTATTTGGGCAAATTCTTCAGCTTGTACTTGTAGTGATTTTGCAAATCTATTTTCGTGATTACCTAACTTATAATAAATTGGAATGTTTCTAAATATATCTCTTAATCTCTGCAAGAAATCTCGATTCATATCGACTTCCCTTTTAAAATCTCGCATATCCTTTTCTTTTTCATGTCGTGAAATAGAATAAAAATCTTGAATATCGCCATTTAAATATAAGCAATCTATCTCTTGGTCCTTTAAATGTTTAATAGCACAGGTAAGCGCAGTAAGATCATGGTATGGAAAATGAATATCTGATAATATTCCAATCTTTTTTAAATTAGCAGGTAGTTTAGCCGATATGTATTCTTTTCCAATGCTTGCTTCTATACCAAAATTGTCGAGTGTTTCAAGATTATAATTTACCACTAGTGGTGGCAATTCTAGGTTTATTGATTGTAATGATCTTTCTTTTGATAAGATGCCGTTAGCAATCATATACTTTCTTAAAGAATCCCAAGATTGATACCCATACATGGTATGGAATGTAATATAGAAATCTTTGTTAGTCATATTAGTAGAGTAGAAATGCTCCCTAATCTTTGTGACTTTATCGGCTTTGTTCATATTCTTCCATTAGTGTGTCAACAAGAAATTCTATGTTGTTTAATATTTTCATTCGTAAACCATAGGCCACATCATCTATGTATTCTATGTTTTGCATTACATCCATCATCGTTTCCAATAAATCAGATGTTTTGGTCCTTCTATTTTCTAATTGCTCAATTGTTTTTGATCCCATCAATAGATGAATTTAAAATATATCCAAACAGAAATTAGTAAACCTTGAATTAGCATTATAATTATGGCCCATGTCGGAACAACTTCCCTTACTATTTTCTCAAATCTAATATGTTGGTTATCTTTTAATCTTGATTGATATTGTTTTTCGTAGATATTCTTTATTGAATCTATATCAATTGTGGCTTTAATACTTCCCTTGTAAGACCTTATAATTATGTGACCTTGTGGAATGGTTATCTTGCTATAAAATCGTGTCAGAATACCTGCTGAATCGCACGGATTCTCAACTATTAAAGTATCTTTAACACTATCATATATATGAACTACCTTTTCAGTTCTAAAAGTATCTACTTGAATGATGGTTTTTTGATTTTCTACCTTGCTGGTTTTACAAGATATAATAGCAAAAATTATAAACAAAAATGTTAATATTTTCATGAGAAATAAAGATTAGATTCTGCTTGTCTTCGTAATGTTAAACCTTTGACTGGAACTCCTTTGACTTTGTTCCAAATAAGAAATTGGCTCTCAATAAATTTGTCATTGGGATCGGCATTTACTTTTTTAAGTAATGTGGAATTTTTTAATGCACCGGTACCTACGTTATAGGCAAATGAAACAAGCGCATCAAATTGTTCTTGTGTAATATCATCCCTTGTGAATGAGTCAACTGAACTTTCATAATGCTTTAATACATTTAAAAATATTTCTGTTGCTCTTGCTTGGCTAATCTCTGGGTCTGTCATCTTTACCTTTGTACCATCTTCATAATAGGTACATCCTATTGATATGGTGGCAATGCCAGATGGACATAAGTAAGGTTTTAATTTAATGCCCTCAAATTGCTTTAGTAGGTCGAGTCCTTTTTGGCTTATCTTCATCAAGTTTGCTTCTTAACTCTATGTTTTCTACTCTTAAATTATTTATTTCAGTTGTTAAAGTTTCAACCTTGATTTTTAATTCAGCGACTTCTTGCTTCATATCATTTGCCATTTCTCGCCAAATTTTAATCGCCTCTTGAACATTAGTAATCTCACCTGCCTCAACTTCAACTTGTGCTTTCTTTCTACCAAATATCCATGTAATTGCAGATGCAAAAAATGCAGTTAATGTAGGTAAGATTACTTCGTTCCAATTTTCCATTATTTCTTCAATGCCATTAAAAATTGAGCCTTAATATAAATGGGCATGTTTTCATTTTCCTTAACAAAGTTTTTCAATGTTTCTTGATCAGATGAATCAAGTTCCAATGCTTCTCCTTTGTTTAAAGCAACTGCCCAATCCCAAAACTTTAAAGCATCACCTTTAGTTTGTTTAACTAATGCGCCTGCAATAATTTTACCAAGATTATTATTTAATGCTGGGGTTCCATCCAATTCGGATAGGTCAAAATTTAAATCAACTTTCATTTTTTTGTTGTTTAGATTAAAAAATTATTATAAATGTACTATGATAATTCAGTATTTTGCACAACAGGTGCTACATAATCTCCTACAATAACAAGATTTAATGATTTAGCAATATAATCCCAAGCATCATTATCAATTACCCATTGAGTATAATCCTCACCTGTCATAGACAAGTTGCCTTGTGTTAATGTTTCACCTATTGAACCATCTTCATTTGCACTATTTAATGCATAATAGAAAGTTGCAGATTGATTTAAAATCAAGTTTACTACATAAGCATTTAGGATAGTTGCTTTCTTTTGAGAACCATTGTCCCAGATAGATACTTCTTCGATTAATTTCATATTTATTTATTATTTATTGTTTAAACTAATGTAATTGTTTTTTTATTTATATTCTTCTTAATGATAAAGTACCTGTTGAGCCAGAACCTAATCCATTGATATGGTCTACCCATATTTGCAAATTTAATGGATTACTACCACCTAGTCCAGCGTTTCTAGGTAAAAATCTCATTCTCATATTATACCTACCACTTGAGGGATAAACCTGATAGGATTCAACCACATTGACTCCTTCTGTACTAACGCCACTAGGGGTTATAGTTACACTTCTTAAACCATCAAAAACAGGAGTACCATTTATATATTCTTGAAATACCCACGCAGTTGACCTTGTATAATATCCATAACCCACATTAGAATTATTTATAAATATAGATACCAATCCCATAAATCCATCAAAATTAACTTCTGGGATATTAAACCAAGCCCCCGCAGTTATACCTGTAAAAGATATAGTATAATCGGTTGTTGCAATACTATTAAATTTGATACTACCATTTACATCTAATTTAGCACTAGGACTAGTAGTTCCGATTCCAACAGACCCTGATGCAGTTGCCAAATACGCAGATGTACTCACCCTCGCAGTACCTGTCACATCTAATTTATACCCCGCATCTGTCGTAGAACCTAACAATAAGTTGCCATAAATAGCAGTTGTAGCCGTAGAACTATTACCAAGAACAGTAGTGTTAGAGCCAAGACCTGTACTAGCGTATCCTATTACTATTTGGTTAGTTTGGTTATTAGCAAGTGCTTTGGTATTATAACCTATATAAATAGAGTTATCAGTTATTGCGTTTGATGTAGAACCATCTGAAATATATTGTCCAGCTTGATAACCAAATGCTAAATTATTACTTCCTGTTGTGTTTTGAATTAATGCATTATACCCAAATGTTGAATTAGAACTTCCTGTTGTTTGATAATAAGATGCATTATACCCAAATATTGAATTATTATTTCCTGTGGAATTTAAAGATAGTGATTGAAATCCAATTGCAGTATTACCTCCTGCTGTAGTATTATATCCTGAGCTAAGTCCTAAAAATGAATTACCATTTGCTGTCGTATTACTTCTTCCAGCATTAACTCCAATAAAAGTATTGCTGCCTCCTGTAGTATTTAGTTGTCCTGTATTTGCTCCTATAAATGTATTATTTCCACCTGTTGTATTTGCAGGTCCAGCATTTCCTCCAATAAATGTATTAAAATTTGCAGTAGTATTTGATTGCCCAGCGTATGTTCCAAAAAAAGTATTAACACTTCCTGTTATATTATTAGTTCCAGAAAGATATCCAAAAAATGTATTATTTTGTGCTGTTGTATTATTTAATCCTGAACTTGAACCGAAAAATGTATTTGCGTATCCTGTAGTATTTTTACTTCCTGCATTTAAACCTATAAATGTATTACTTGTAGTACTGCTTGCTCTAACCTCAATATTAGATGTACCTGCACTATTTGCAAACGTACTTGATGCTGAACTTGTACCAATAGATTTAATTGAAAGAACAACAGTACCATCAAAGTCTGTCGTAGGAGTAATTGTTAAAACTCCTGTTGAAGATGCTAATGGACCAGATGCTCCACTTGCAGATGCAGTTGTACTTGTACCTCCATAAGCAATTGTAATACTACCAGCAGTTCTTCCTGTAATCGTATATGTAATTTGATAATACGTTCCATTTACTGCTGCTAAAGATGTTGTTAAGGCAGTAGTTGAACCAACTGTATGGGTATAACCTCCTACGTTTAAATTGGTTGCTGATGTGGCTAATGCCCAGTTAGTTCCTGTTCCTGTTACACCTGCTAATTCACTTCCTAAAGGAGCAGTATCACTTGCAGTAGTACCTTGAAAACGAGTAGTTCCTGCGACATCTAATCTGTATCCTGCATCTGTGAATGTTCCACCGTTTTGTAGGGTAAGGTTTCCAGAACCTGAAAATATTTGAAATCTTGCATCTTCAGTTGAAGATATTGTGGACAATATTCTAAAGTTTCTATTTTTAGTAACAAAGTTATTTGCATTAGAAAATGCACCTATTTCAAAAAAATCATATCCAGAAGATGGAGAAGAACCTAATCCTATTCTTGGACCAGCACCATGAGCACCATCTATTGTAAATGTATAACCATTTACAAGACCTTGTTTTATTACACCTTTCCCAACTTGTCCAGAAGTAGAAGTAATAAAATATGATGCAGAATCCCCTTGAACTCTTAATGCATAATTACTAACCCCAGTAAACGAACCATTTGTAAACGTAGGATTGATATCAAGTCCTACCAACACATCACTATTTGCAGCAGCAACTAATGTAGATGTAATTTTCTTTGATATAGCAGAACCTGAAGATGCAGTAACTGTATAGTTGGATGTATTGCCAACTCCTGTAACACTTCCTGATAATGTTAATGCATCTTGTATTCTTGTTGTTCCAACTACGTCTAATTTATATCCTGAGTCAGTAGTAGTACCAATAAACAATGAACCGTTTAGATAGTTCTTTGCAGTACCAACCATATATAAATTCCAATTGTTTGATGAACTTGGAATATTTCCGTAAAATGCAAAATTATTAGTAGCACCTGTTAAATTTGATTCAGCTAAAAATCCTATTTGATTTGTAACCGTAGAACCTGCACCTATTGTTCCTTGAACTGCTCTATAATGTCTAAGATTTGATAAAGTAAATGTAGTTGCTTGAGTATTTGAAACTGAATTAAATAAATTTACTGTACTTGTTACATCACTTTGTATTTGCCCTTCAGATGAAATACCAGTACTATTTACATTTGATGTAATTATTCTTGCAAGTCTAATACCATAATTTGTTTGTGGAGAAATACCAATACCTAAACCACCCGAAGAAATAGTAGTATCACTTCCTAATGTAATTAAACTACTTGTATCTGTAATGTTACTATTACCAATGGCAGTTGATGATGTAAATTTGGGAATATAATTTGTAGTACCACTTAAAGCATTTGCCTTGTTATTAAATGTAGTCCAATCGGTAGATGATAAGTAACCACTAACAGATGTAGTTGCTACAGGAATAGATATAACCCCCGTAGTATTAGTATATACAATTGGAGATGTAGCAGATAAAGATGTTAAACCAATACCACCTAAATTAGATAAAGCTGTACTTGCACTTGTTGCTCCTGTACCACCTCTATTAATTGCAATAGCATTACCATTCCAAGTAGCAGATGTAATACTACCTACATAATCAAATGTATTAGTACTCCAAGATACATTTGAAGGTGCGTGAAAATGCCTATCGTAACTTCCTGCCGCAGTAGAATTATCAATCAAGACAACTTCGCAATATCCACCCGAAGGAACAGATACAACTAATGTATTGCTATTATTGTTGACTAATATTGCACCACTACTTTGATTATTATTAAACAAGAATGATGCTCCATTTGCTAATGTTGTTGCATCAGGTAATTTAATTGTTTGCCCACCACTTCCATTAACTACAATTTCAGGTGCAGAAGCAACCGTTAAAACTACTTGGGTTCCCGAAGCAGTAATATTAGAAAAAGCATTTAAGAAATTATTGGCACTTATGTTATTAGTTCCTAAATTAACATTTCCCGATGCTCCTGTATATGGCACATAAGTTGTTGTTGCAGAACTTGATGTTAAATAAGTATTTGTGTCATAAGATATTGTACCTGCGGTAGACTTAACAAATCCTGTTCCTGATAAACTTGCTTGCTTTGCATTTAAAACATTTTGTAAATCAGTTTGATTAGATAATGTTCCTGTAATTCCTCCCCATATCGTTCCAACCGTAGGAGAAACCTCAATGTAAGTAGAACCAGACCAACGATATATTTTATTAGTAGCTAAATCAACATATATTTTACCTGTTGTACCTGTAACTGGAAAACTTGCTAAATTTGTATATTCTAAAACATCATCTACATAACTTGGTAATTGAGTTGAAGGTATTAAACCACCATTATCAAGACTTGCATATCCATTAGCAATACCTTTATTTGCACTATTCTCTGGTGTATAACCTAAAGCAGTTGTAATTTGTCCACTTGTAACTCCACTAATATAACCACTTGGATTAGAAGCATCATACTTTAAGTTTAAAGCACTTTGAGTCGCAGTACTAATTGGCTTTAATAAATCCGTAGTATTATCAACATTACCTAAACCAACCATTGCTTTGGTAACTCCACTAACAGTTCCTGTGAATGTTGGTGATGCTAATGGTGCTTTGGCATTTAAAGCATTTGTTAAATCTGTTTGGCTTGATAATGTACCTGCAATAGTTCCCCAAGATGTAACTGAATTAACTTGTGTATAAGATGATCCATTCCAACGATACATTAAACTTGTATCATTAGTTACATATAAAATTGTTGTATCTCCAAGTACCGGTAATGCTCCATAACTACTTGATAAATAATAATTAGATCCAATGATATTTCCACTTGTATTAGAAACATTTATTGAAACTAAATTTGGAGTTACATTAAGTTGTACGTTATCGGAATTATCGGTAACAATTATATCAATAATATCGTTTGCCATTATCTTGTAATTTCTTGGGTTATTGAAAATATTCCTTGAACGTATGTCTTAACCGTATTGTCGGAAAACTTAATTTCTATATCGTACTCATAATCATAAACAGGTATGTCAATGATTTGACTATTAATTTTAAATAATCCAGCAGTAGGTGATGTAATTGTAATGCCTGCACCACCTACAGATGTTAATGATAATGCTGGTGTAGCATCATTAGGATTAGTCCTTAATTGCATCCTTATAATTGCACCTGTAAGATTCTTTGCTACATTATTAATCTTTAACTCAAAGTTTACTTGATCAAATGTATCGGCTTTTATATGGCTAAAATTAAGACTCATTTTCTATTTTTTTTAAATATAA